AAAGATCATGAAACACACATTTATCCTTCTGATCTTTCATTACAAGAACTAGCGGATTTATATTACAGGAGAGATACATGGTAGGTAAAAAAACGCGATACGACCAAGCTAGCTGCTCAACATTACCTTATATAAAAGGTATTAGTCAATATCAATCAAGAAACGAATGGCTTGATGTTGCTATTAAAGCAAGCGAAGGCGAACTGCCTAAGCAAACTCCTCAGCTCATGCTACAACGTATGGGCGATTTATTAGAGCCGGTTTTATGCGAAGAGGCTAAAAATATACTAGGCCTTGAAAGTGTAAAAGTAGACTACGAAGAGCCTGTCCATCATCCGATACTCCCCCTATCAGGCTCTTTGGACGCTACTGGTATAGCTAAAGGATTAACATTTAAAAACGGAGAACATGATCATATTATTATTCCAGAACAAGAAACAATAGTATTAGATGGACCTGGCGTAATTGAATGTAAGGTTACACGTAATGCACCGACAAATGAATTAGAAGAATGGCGAGGCGTACTGCAAGCTAAAGGTTTGATGGAATGTACCGGCTATGGCTGGGCGGCCGTTATCGTACTTTGGCAATCTACTGATTTTAGAATTTATTTGTATTCAAGAAAACCAGAGTTTGGCGGAATACTATCAGCTTTAGTATTAGACTTTGATTATAGAGTTAAAAATAAAGAATATTATCCGCCATCTTCAACTGATGATGCTAATGTAGTATACAAAAATGTTAATAAAGATATAATAACTTTAGGTCGTAGTGCTGATATGTATTGTGAAGAAATACTTCAAAAAAAACAACATATAAAAGAATTAACGGAAGATATTAATGATCTTGAGTTGAAACTAAAAAAACAAATTCAAGATGCTGATGGAGGTCAAACAAATCAACATACAATTATGTGGCCCATGATAAACTATAAAGCACAACCAGAAAAAGTAACTCCGGCAAAAGAAGCCAGAAGTGTAAGATCAAAAACATTAAGGATAAAACAACATGGATGACAATCAAATGAAAGCTGTTTGGGTAAAACCTGAAACGCATAAATTATTAAAAGATTATTGTGATAAACACGGTAAAAAAATGATATTTGTTGTTGAGCAATTAATCAACAATAAATTAAAAGATAATGACTAAATGGCATGGCGGTAAAGGAAGTAAACGTAGGCCAGAAGATAAAAAGAAAATAGATAATAATTGGGACAAAATATTTAATGCCAGAAAAAATAAAAAAGTCAGTAAAAACAAGAAATAAAAATACTGGTAAATATGAAGTAGAGCATTACTATTTAAAAAATAGAACGATTGAAGAACTTGAAACATTAGTTAACAATCATAATACAAGACCTAAGATAAAGCTTAAAGCATGCAGAGAATTAGTGAGGAGAAATAAAATTGGTAAATAGCCGAACAAAAGGTGCTGCATTTGAAAGAAAAATAGTTAGTTTATTAAAAGCATTATCTGATGAACATAATGCTGATATACACATTACAAGAAACTTTGAACAGCTGTATAAAAAAGGTGAATGTGATATTAACTTTTTAAATTATGCTATCGAATGTAAATGTTATGCTGAAGGTAAAGGTTACAAATCTGGTTGGTGGGACCAAGTATGTACAGCAGCAGGCGATTCAAGAATTCCAGTTTTAGTTTATAAATATAATAGAAGTCCTATTGAAGTGGCTATGCCGTTTTGGTCTATTTTAAAAGATGAGCCAAAAGATAACAATAAGATATTTACATGCAAATGGGAAGATTTTGTAGATATAATAAAAAAAAATACAATTTTCCAGGCTTATGTCAATAGAGACAAATAAAGAATTACGTTTTGCAGAGTTTTGTGTTTTAGAATATTTAGATTATTTAGAAGCAAATCAAAAGCAAACACTAAGTTTTGATGAGTATGTATCTGAGTTTAGATATATGCTAATTGAAAAATGGCGCAATGAAGCGCAACCTATAATACATTAAGGAGTAATTATGGATATTTTGGGTATTAATTCGGGCGGTGATAATGTTTATATTAAACACAGTCCAGATAAAGGTTGGATGGTTGGAGATGAATCATTAAATAATGTGGTTCATATTTTAATTGATCCTGCAACTATACAAACCGGTTGGGGTATATATGAAGGAGCTTACAGTTGGGAATGGGATGATAAACCAGGACTTTCAAAAGGTCAACCTACACCTGATCATAAACGTGCATTTAGTGTTTGGATTTATACAGCCGAACAAGGCAGCAAACTTTGGAGAAGATTTAGCTGGGGCGAAAGTCAAGGCTTTAACAAAATGTGCGCTTTGTTTTGGAATGATATAAAAGCTAATCCTGGCAAAGTAGTGCATGTTAAATATACTGGTGCTAAAGTTGAAAAGTTCAAAGTAGGGCAAGCAGCTATACCTGAATTTGAATTTGTTAAATGGGCAGATAGACCAGCTGAGTTTGTAGTTAATGATATAGATGCACCATTAGAACAAGCTGCTGCACAAGTTAATAATGATTTTAACTTTGCAATGGAAAATCAAACTCCGGAGTCTGGTGATCCTAGATTTGATCCTGCAGCTAAACCTTTAACTGAAGACGAACTGCCGTTTTAATCATGCGAGAAGTCAACTTTGTACAGTTGGCTCCTCAAGTTGGCCTTCATTTATTAGGAAAGCCTACTAAGCAATCAAGTACAGAAATGAGATGGGGTACCAACGGAAGCTGGTGCCTTAATCTCGAGACTGGATTGTTTTTTAGTTTTGAATTAGATGAAGGAGGAGGAGTTATATGGTTAATCGATCACTTTAATCAGAATCGAAATGATATATTAAATATGTATAGTCCAGAAATAAAAGAACAATTTCCTGAAACTAAAACATATAAACAATATAATCAAGAACAAATGCGCGCTTTAGCAAAAGAAGCAGTTGTATTATTAAAATATACTGATTCTTTTGTTGTTATGCGATTTCCAGACAATCATGCAATCAAACAAAAGTATGCACCATTTCATAAACAAAATAATACCTGGCTATTAAAACGGCCTGAAGGTTTAATGCCTATTTATTATAAAAAAGGTGAAGGGCCCATAATAATAAGCGAAGGCGAGAAAGCTACGTTAGGCGCAAACCGCATTTATGATGGGCCTACGGCCACTTGGCATGGTGGTGTTAACAGTTGGAAGAAAGCTAACTGGGAACCTATATTTGGTAAAGAAGTAATTATATGGCCTGATAATGATGAAGCAGGTTTTAAATGTGCAAATGAGTTATCTGAATATTTAGCTGAAAATAAATGTACAGTGCAAATAGCTAAAGTACCGGAAGCATTTAATGATAAAGATGATTTATATGATGCATATCATAATAATATCTTTGATAAAGAATCATTTAAAGATTATATCAATACTGAAGTTTCAAAGCCTAAAAAGCCGTCATTAGTATTAAGAAAGATTTCTGATCTTATAACTAATATTCCTGAACCTGAATGGGTAATTGAAGATATTATGGAAAAAGATTCAGTTATAGATATTTATGGAGCACCTAAAAGCGGTAAATCATTTGTAGCTATCGATATGGCTTTATGTTCATCACTTGGTATACCATGGCAATCACATAAGACTGAACAAACACCTATTATTTATTTAGCAGGTGAAGGTCAACGAGGTATAGCCAGACGTGTACAAGCTTGGGAACATTATTATGGTCATGACTTAACAAATGCACAAATGTTTGTATCTGATAGAGGTGTACGTTTTTTAGATGAAAAAGATCACCAGAATTTAATAGATCATATAAAACAAGTGGCTGATGAATTTGGTGATATTGGTTGTTTATATGTTGATACTTTGGCTCGTAATTTTGGTGCTGGAAATGAGAATAGTACTGAAGATATGAACAAATTTATTGAACGTGTGGACATGTTAAAGTCTGAGTTCAGTTGTTGTATTGCTTTGATACATCATACAGGGCATGGTAGTATGGGTAGAGCACGTGGCTCCTCTGTGCTTCCTGCGGCTGTTGATGCTGAATTTGCAGTTAAACGACCTAAAGACGAAGGTGAAGAAATGAAAGTAGAGTTTACACAAACATTAATTAAAGATGGTAAGCCTATGAATCCTAAATACTTTAAGTTTAGAGAAATAGATTTAATTAATTATCCTGGCATGACTTCAGGTGTATTAGTTAAAACTGAATACGATGAATTTAAAGAAGAAGACTCTAAAATTGATGAAACAATATTAGTAATAGCTGAAATACAGGCTGAAAAGGCTGCGGCTGAAAATGTTGATCCTATAAATGTATGGGTAACACAAAAAGAAATTATTAATAAATCAGAAGATTTAAAGGAAAGTACAGTTAAACAACGAGTAAAAAGGTTAAAAGATGATAACAAAATATATTATGAACAAGGTAAAGGCTATCAAGCTAAAAAGTATGATGCTATTGATTAGTTACATAATTAGTTACATTAGTTACATATTAGTTACATTTCTTAGCCAACTTTATGAAAAAAAGAGTTACATTTTGAGTTACATACATATACCTTTAGGTATATGTAACTCATGTAACTATTTTAAAAGTCCATTCACATTAAAATGTAACCATTGATGTAACTATGAATTATAAAGAAAGAAAGATTAAAGAGTTAGAAGCATTACAAAAAAATAAAGTTTTTGATGAATCTATACGCAAATTAAATGACATAAAAGAAAAAATTAAGCTCGAATGGGGTAAAGATCGTATCTTAACTTTAATAAGTCCAGAATTATTATTACGTTTTAAAAGAGCAGAAAATAAATACAGCATGGACTATCATTCAACATTTAATAAAGTTAAGTTAAATGAAATGATGATAAGAGCGCATGAAGCATTAATATTAGATGCTATTAGCAGAGGTTATAATAAGTTATCACCTGAATTTATATATGCTAAACACCCAGATACAAACGATAATATAATTATTTGTGTTAATGAAGATGATGTACCAATAGCATTTGAAAAATATAAATTCAAAGAAGATGTTATAATTTTTCACATAAATGAAATACTTATATCAATGACTAAAGATTTTATCGATATAAAAAAGAAAACACATAAACTTGGAGGCAGAATAAAAAGTTATGTTAATGTCAGTTAAAAGCAATATAAAACCATTTGTTAAACAACTTAAAAAGTTTCAGAATGTTGATATACCGAATATAACAAGAATAGCTTTAAATGAAACAGCTACAAGAGTTAAAGAATTAGAACAAGTACAAATGCGTAAATCGTTTGATAGGCCTAAACCTCAAACAGTTAATAGCATATATGTACAATTTGCTAAAAAGAATTATCCAATAGCTCGTATTACATTTAGAGATTGGGCGCAAGAATTTATACATAGAAATATAGTAGGAGGTATTCGTAGAGTAAAGAATACCGCTGTTCCTACTGTTAATGCTAGGTTGAATCAATTCGGTAACATACCAGGCAGAAGATCAGGAGTTGTAAAAGCAAATCAATTTAGAGCAACAATTGATGGTATCTACGGTGTATGGCAGCGAACAAAAAACGGTGTAAAAATAATTCATAGGTTTGAAACTAATCCTCGTTACAATCCTATATTTCCATTTTATCGAGTAGCTAATAAAGCGGTTAAATATGTTATGCCGCTTAAGTTTGAAAAGGTAGCTAAGTATTATATTAAGAAAGCTGGATACAAAATTAAATGATACATTCTAAAACAACAGTTACTTTGTGGGATATATCCGGCGTGGTTAT